GCACCTGACGACAATCTTTAACTGATTGTTAGTACCCATTCTTACAAAGTACTGATCGCTTTGCAGGTAGGCTTCACCCCCTGACGTTCCAGTCAATGTATCTTCCCCGCTGGAAATGGTATAGGCTATGTTATTCTGATCAATAAATTCGTACCCTTCGGTCAACACATAACCTGCGTTAACTAGCGTCCATCCGTCTTTGTTAATGGTAAAGCTGTAGATGTTTGGAGGCACAAAAAAGGACTTCAATCTAAAGTCGCCGTTGTTTAGAATATTTGGCTTTAGCCCTAGTTGATAGATTACCTTAATCTTCCCGTATCCCGGTTTGATTTCCAAGTTGTGATCAGTGTCAACAAACATTACATCTGCTGTAGTGGCATCGTCGGGATGCTCGACATCAACAACCGGATTGAATGTGTCATTCGATAAGTAATTGCCTTCGCTGTCGAACTCTCTCCGGGCGTAGGTGCCAGACATTTCTTCTACCCGAACAATGTTCCAGCGCTCTTCCCATTGGGTAATTCTCGCGCCGTATGTTTCAAGAATGGACTGAAGAACAAACTCTAACGTAGGTTCTTTCTCAGCCAGGTAGAAGCATTCGAAGTCAATGTAAGCCTGATCAAAAGGGTCGTTAGCGTCCTCCTGATTCATGTCTACAGCGTACAGGTTACACGCACAGCGGATGTTAAGTCCGAGTTTTAAATGACTCAGACAATAGGCTACTAACTTTATTAAGCTGATCGTACCGAAATACTTTTGTCCGTCGCCTTGAATCAGAAAATAGTTTTTAAGTTCCGCCAGACCGTCCGTTGCGACTACCGAAACATAGTAAGGAGGTGCTTTGTACTCTTCCGCATACTGCATAGGAAGAACTTTGCCTTTCCATAGGATTTCATACCCGATAGGTTCGGGGTCGGAAGCGGGGATAGTCGGGGTAACATTTGTAAATTCTACAATTGTCTTTGCACAGAATCCAGGTGATCCGCCACATGAAGAAGCGGAAAAAACAACTATCCCAATACCTGCAGCGCCAACCGGAGCGGTTACTATGTACTGCCCGGTTTGAACTACAGAAGAAATAATTATATCAGTATTCAGTAGTTCGTTAAAAGAAGCGTCGAAAATCTTAATCTTGAATGTCGCGCTGGGGTTGGGGCTGTTGATCTCGTAATCGAAAGTATATTGCCTTCCTGCCTCAAAAGCGTAATCGGTGTACAGCGTATCCGAAGTGTTGTTTAATCCGAGAAGATGAAAGTCTATTGATGGGGTTGCTGATATGCTCCACGATGGACCACCAGTATCTTCGTTTGTCCATGTGTCTAACGTGGGCATCGAAGCGGGCGTGAACCCTCCTTCACTTTCCGTCATGTTCCCAAAGTCTTTCGAGTATTCTAACCGGTAAAGATTAGGGTCATTGGTGTACAGTTCGAGGTATTGCTGATCGGTTAATGAAGCCAGATTTAAATTCCCCTGGCTTGACAGTAAGGCTGTAAACTTGTCTAATGAACCCTCTCCACGAAGCTGTATTTCAAAAGGGCGCTCAGAACCTTTGACAATACTTGAACTGTCTATAATGCTCCCCACATACCCGCGCATGGTAATATCTACCCGCGTGGGTCGGTTCTCATAGTCGGTGTATTCTAGACGATACTTTGGGCCGAAGGTGTTATTAAAAGAAACCTCTACTAAAATATTAACTGCACAATTGGCTTCATCTCTTAAAAAGATCCGATACGATCCAGGGAGTAGGGCAGGGAATATAGATTCTGTTTGCCCTTCGCCATACACGAAATCAGAACCTAAATTATATTGAATGTTTTTGGTGGATGTAGCTATAATCTGTATTGACCCATCCGCTGTACTTTCGTCACTCGCAGGAACGACAATAGGCACACCGTTAATCATTAAATCACATGTCGGAGGGTTAACTACACAACTGTAATGATCTTCCTGTGAATAATAATAAGCGTAAGGCCATGCCCCGTAGCTCTGAAAAACAAGCAACGAAGTCCCTATACATATTTGTGGATTGAAGCTCTGAACAGAAAGGATCGACGGTCCAAAGTCTAAGATAAATCCAGCACCAGAACTTGAATAAGGTGAGCCGTTTAGGTTAACAGAAAGTCCGGTGATCTGGAAAGACAATGGCGCGGCTGGCACTACCGCATCATCCGTCTCCATGTAAATATCCAATACATCACCAGCTACAAAAGTCCCGAACGGGTTATCTTGTAGAAACTGAAGGCGATATAGTTGAACACTAGCCATTGGCCCGAGTGAATTGGTTGTTGTTTTGGTAGTTCTGGAAAATGACGTACAAGTCCTGGCCGCGTATCACTGTGTTACCGGATACTTTTACATCTTGTGCGTCTGTTGCTGAGGCTGATATTGAGCGCGTGTTAGTAGTGGCAGCGCCAGCCGTTCCGCCAGCCGTTCCTCCACCATTAAAACTTGCGTTGTGAGATTTACTAATTGCTGCTCCCGCTGCCGACGCAATGGCAACAAGCGCTGTTCCGGCTATTATCGCGGTTGCTGGATTTTTAATAAGTAGTTTTGCGGCCAACATACCCACACCTGTAGCTATCAACAATTCACCAAATTGCTTGGCGAACCCCGCAACAACTTTCAATATATCTTGGCCGAAATTACCTACTCCTGCGATGGAGTTACCTAAAGCCTCACCGATACCAGCCACCGCCGTAGATATAAGTGGCCGTAAATCAATAAAAGCCCCTGCAATCTCATCTTTTGCATTCTTGGTAGTCTCCGCTAACTTTTTCAGTCCGGCTTCAAACCTAGCGTTAACCTCATCCATTATTGTGGATGTGTGTGTCAGCGTACCGAACTCGTCTTTGAATCGCTTTAGCGCGCCCGTTGTCTGATCAAAATAGGTTAAGATGGCTGATGTGTCAGGCGCTTTGAGTGTTACATCAACATCCTTGAAACTTTGTTTTAATCTGTTGACGCGCTCGATAAAGTTTTCGAGTCCTGCGCTCTCCGCTGCCAGAACCCTAAGATTTGAAAGTGTCTTCTCTGTGAATTTCCCGGAGGCATCCTGAGACAATGCAAGTTCTTCGAAAGCTGTATTAACTTTTTGAAGTGCTTCCCGGTAGAATTTTAAATTTATGACGGTCGCCTTTACCGATTCTTGTACTTTTACCTCACCTGTTTCTGATGTTTTTACATAGTCATTGATTGCGTCAATCGCTGCCCTATATTCCTTGATTCGTTTATCAACACGCGCAATGTCAGCGCCAAATACGTCAGGCTGATTTGCTTTCTGCAGTTGTGCCTTTTGTATTTCTTCAGCCAGTATTAATTCATACAACCTGTCCTTGTAGTCGTCAGCAGCCTTAGCCAGATCTTCATATCCATTCCGCTGAACAAATTCATTAAACTGTTTTATAGCAGTTTCCTGAAGGCTTAAAGCCTTGTTAATGTCAAGTATTGCGCGATAAAGAATATTGGCCTGATCCTCTGTTAGTTTGTATTTGTCACCCAACTCCTGCGCTATCCCAGTGTCGATTGGCTTCCCGGTTTCTCTTCGTATTTCTTTTATTTTATCCAAAAGAAGTTGGAATCCTCCATTGGATTCTGTCACGCCTTCTTTTACACCTCTTGCCAGTTGGTCGAGACCTGAAATAACGTCAGCCTGGCCTCCTGCAAGGGCCGAAATAAACGCTGTTAGTGCTTGTGTTGCATCTCTTAAAGGTCCGGTTTTACTTAGCGAAAGGATTAGACCTTCCCACGCTGAGGATAACTTCGTAACATCGCCGGATAAATTGTCCTGCATAGTTCTAGCCATCTTCGCAGCCTCACCCTCCACATCACTAAAAGCCCTGGTTAATTCTGCGGCCTTATCCCTGTTCTTGCTTAAAACTAAAAGCGCTGTTTGTGCTGTTCGCCCAACTTCATCGAACGAGTCTTTTAAAGTAATCCCCTTCTTACCAAGCTCGTCAAGCCTTTCACTTACCGGCCTGCCATCTTTGGAAAGGTCACCAAATATTTTCCTTAGTGCTGTGCCGGCCTGGCTTCCTCTTATGCCTGCGTCAGCGAGAACACCTAATAAAGCTGTGGTTTCTTCTACAGATACATTCGCTGCCTCTGCGATAGGGGCAACGTACTTCATGGACTCTGTGAAGTTGTCGAGACCTAACGCCGTTTTATTGAATGACGCAGCCATTACGTCAACTACTCTTTGCGTCTCTCTGGCATCCAACCCGAAACCACGAACAGTCGAACCGGCAACGTCTGCAGACTTAGCAAGGTCTTCACCAGTAGCTGCGGCTAGGTCTAACGTTGCCTCTGTGGCATCAAGAATTTCCTGTGTATTGAAACCTAGTCTTCCGTAAGCTACCTGGAGCGTGCCTACCTGTGAGGCTGTATATTTTGTTGAAGCACCTAACCTTAATGCGTCAGCTTGTAATTTGTCGAACTCTGCGCCCGTGGCTCCGGTGATAGCCTTAACCTCAGACATGGTTTTTTCAAAGTCGGCCATGATACCGACTGCGGCTTTAAGTCCATTGAAGATAGCTGCTGCCCCGAAAGTAATACCCAAGGCTGCGCCAACTTGCTTAATACCACCAGTAAAGGAAGCTAGTTGGTTCTGGCTTTGCGCCATCGCCTTGTTAAACTGTGCTGTTTGGCCATCGATAATGACAGCCATCTTTGCTAAGACGCTACTTGCCATTTTTCTTTTTTATCGTTGAACCAAAACGTTTCTTTAAGAATGCTATAAATTCAGGTGTTGGTGGATGGTGTTGATGTGCTTCTCTTTCTATATCATCATCAAAACTTAGCCTTACAAAGTCCTGCGGTTGATATGGGTTAGGTCTTACTTTTTTATCCCTGTAGATGTTCGCTATTAGCGTCATCGAAGAGCGCCACCGCGACCAGCTTGCTTCCTCCGCTCTTCTTTCTTTCTCCTGCTCATCCAGGTACCTTAGCGCGAAGACGTTGAACTCCCACCATGTTAAGTCGTAATACTCTGCCGGTTTTAAGCCACAGTTTCGGATTGCAAACTGGAGAGCGTCTTTAAAGCTCCATCCTGTTTCACTGTGGCTTCCCCGTTTTTTTCTTCGTACTTCGGACTTTTAAAACAGTCCTCCACCATATCCAGCGTCGCCTTAAATCCTATCTTATCGTCAGACAGCCATTCCACCGCGTCGTCCATCGTAAAGTCGATCGTCTTCTTTTCCAGGTTGCAATACCTTGCCGCACCCGCATAAAGGAAAGAGGCCAGGGTGCTTAACTTCGCTCTCATGCAATCCCTTATGATTTCATTTACGCCGATGTTCTGAATGTCTCCAAGCATCGTAAGCGCTCCCATGTCATGACGGAAGAATATTTTTTTCCCGTTGACTTCCTTTTCAACGATACCCTTGAAATAAATCATGTTGTAATTCCTTTTGTGATAGGGCCGGTTCCTTGAAGCGTAGCGGTGTAAGTCACTGGCGCATTCAAAGGAGAGGTTATATTGATGGTTGAGATGATGGCATCACCTTCTAAGAAGAAATCGCCGACTACGTCCGTACCAAAACGGATAGTAGCGGTTTCCTTGTCGATGGCCATGTCTGTCAAATCATCGATCCCGACGTTATCGAATTGAAAAATACCTCCTACGGTAAAATTCCAATCCTGACCGCCTAGGATGTACTGACGTGCGCCGTCATTGTCTTTACATGTTACCTCGAGCTGTTCATTATTTAAAGTGAAGGAAGCATCTGTAGTACATGCGATAGCAACGCCATCTTTGTAGATGAGCATTAAATTGCCTGATACTTTACCTGTTGTTGGCATTTTCTTACGTGTTATTTAGGTTTGAAAAAATCTGTCTTTATTTTTTTGACGGGAAAACCGTCGGTATATTCAATAGCTCTTTTATCCTCAATCATTTTCCGGGCAACCGATGGGATGACCTTTATCACCTTTCCCATTTTTATTTTACCGTGTGACCTTATCAACCTCACCCACATTTAAATCGAAGCGCTGAAAGTCACTATCCTTACCATCCGTTTACTTCTGTCATCCAGAGCGTCCTTATGCGTTATAAAAGTCAACCGCTTAAATGTCACCGATCCGGCTGCGCCTACTGCGTTATTCAGTACGTCAATCACTCTTCTTCCTATCAGGTCCAATCTTTCATAGTCTTCGTCCCAGACTATCACATCAAAACTTTCTTCATCTGGTTGACCTCCTACACCCTTACACAGGATAGGATCTGCCCCTGTTAGCCCACACGTTATGTATGGTATCACTTCTTCCTGCGGACACGCTATTGGGTAAATTTTCCATGTCGTGTTCGCCTTATTTCTCCCTACCGCATCCCTGAGCGTAGTATCTGCCAGCATCAAAGTCACCGCGCCGAGTATCATGCAGCTTTTTTAATTGTTCTGCGCATGAAGGCAATCAGCTTGCGGCCTATGCTCGTATTTATTTGTCCTTCCATCGGAAGTTTAGTCTGATTAAAAGCAGGTTCCATAAATGGATCTGGCGTTATATTGCCTCTGTTGGCTCCCGACTTTGTTTCTCTTACCGTAGTTCCGTATTCAAACCAGTGCCCGTGAAATCCTTTGTACTTTCCTTTCCTTCGTGGCCCTACCTGTATCTGACCGACAGCGCGATTCACTAAAGTTCTCGCGGGTTCTTTCGTCACCCCGATAGATTCAGTCAGGTTTAAAGTCTCGCCTTTTGGAGCTAATGACTTCGCGGCAGGAACAAGTGTTCTATTTGCTGCGTCTGAAAAAGCAGCCTGCAGAACTCTATCACTCACCTGCAAAGGCAAGCCTTTTAATACTGCGTCTATCTCTTTTGCTCCTGTTACCCTCATGTATTGAACCCACTTGAAAATCCTGACGTAAAAGCGCCCTCTGCTTCCGTAAACTCTTCACCTTCTAAAAACTCTAATTCCAGCTCTGTAAAACTTCGTCTTGTCCCTTCTGGCTCACGGACTGAAATGATCTCGTAAACTTTATCCTCATACACCACCCTCATCTCCTCGTCTATCGTATTATCATACCGGATAATTCGTGTCATCTTTCTGACTGCCGTGTTCTTATCCGCAAGTATTACCTCACTGCCTTTAGAGGCGAACGAAGGCGGTTCATACGACCACGGTTCTTTATAAACTTCCCACGGGCCTTCAGTCTCTCCGTTAAACTCGTTTATCGTTACACCTTTTCGGATTATCTGAATCTTGCGATCAAATCGGCCAACCTGATACTTATGCTGTAGCATATTGAAGCGCTTTTATCGCTGTCACTTCTTCCTCGCTCAGTCCATTAAGCGCACTTTCAATCGGATACTTCACTCCTTTGATTACGTTGTATGACCAAAGATTAACGTCACTTTTTAGTGCCACCGAAAGCGGCTGTTCGCTCCTTATCCCGCGTTGTGAAATTCTATTCACAGCCATGTTGATACTCGAGCTGTTGTCTAACCCCCGGTTTTTCGCATCATGCCACAGCGTGAAAGACTCGAGAACGTACCTTTTAATAGCTCTTCCTGCGCCGAACTTTGGAATGTTGGTAGATAAGCGCTTACACCTACCGTTGAATGTGTCGATAATCGCGAAGTCCATTAATCCAATCACCGGCGCATCCCAGTTATAGGCATCCAAAACATCGTCCTTTAGCAAGTCGTCCGATCCGATTTCAATCATGTAATCGAAGTCATATCTTAAGGCCTGCTTTACTCCGAAGTTCTTTTTCGCTCCCAGTGGATTGTTTGCAGTCAAGCACCAACCTATCCCGTACTTCTCGCACAGTCCGATCATGTTAGGCTCTGAAATCACGGCGAATCCGTTCACCTCGTATCCAGGGACTTTTTGAAGTCTCTTAATACCCATGAAACAGATCTCCGTTATCTCAGGACGCTTCCACACCGGTACGAATACGAGTATCTTCATAGCATCTTATAAGAGAAAAGCCTTTGATGAAACCCGAACGTTACCTGGTCCAATCCACCAGCTACGTCATTGGTTCTGTTCTCGAACAAGTCCGCCGCGTACTGTAGAATAGGTCCTACCAAGTCATTAGGATACGTCACATAACCTGCGGTGTACTCAATGACTACCGGTTCGTGTCTGTCGTATAGTGCAGGGAGTCCGCTTTCAAATTCCAGTCTAGCGTATGCGTCCGGACCTTTGTTGATGAAGGTGTAATTCAATGGATCTAATGTTGTTAAGACATTAGCATCATTGTAATACTTCACCGACGTAATGGCACTTACGGGCGCTACGTCAAAGTCGAAATCATAAAAGCTGTCTAAGAACGTTTCCCAGGTAGCCACATCGATAGCCCTACGCGTGTAGGTTTCAGCCTGTTTAATAGCAGAGGTTAAATACAAACCCATAAGGTCATCCTCGGAAGTATCGCTAGCCTCCCACTTCAAGTGCTTTTTAAAAAGCGGAAGAAGTGTGGTGAGTGTGTAACTACCCGGTGTTTTAATCCTGCTGACTATCTCTGGCCTTCGCGTCGTTAAGACTATCATGGGCTTCTTTATCTAAAGCGTTTTCCCTGACTATTACAGCCGTACCGTTGGATATTAGAGCCTTGCCGAGTTCAGGAGAGACTTTGTAAATGCCTTTCTTGAACACTGGCCCGTCCTCTAATACCCGGACTTTCATTTAGCCCAGCCGTTGAGCTTGTTCATCTCCGCTATAGCCTTTGTCACCTTAAACTTTTTACCCTCTACAATAGTGGGGTGAGCTTCGGTGGCCACCTGTTCAACTTCACGCTTTAGCGTTACCGGCCCAACGGGCGGGATATACCTTTTACCTGATTTTGCTACTGCCTTCATATTATGTTGTTGTTATTGCTGCCTGGATGTTAGCAAACGTGTCATAGATGAACGCGCCTGTGTGGTTGCTTGCAAAGGTTTGGTGGAACCTCATCTCGGCGATTACCGTCACCATGTTTTCAGCGAAATCGTCACCGTTAAGTCCGAATCGAACGGTCAAATCTTCAACCATCCATATGACATATTTTGACATATCACCGATAAGAAGACTTCCTACAGGAATCCCTTGATCAGTGTAAACCGGAACACCAGCTACCACCATTCCGCTTTGAGACACGAAAGGAGGCATCAGATAATGACCGTCGTCCGCGCTCTTTGACAAGTCCATGTTTGCCGCATCAATTGGATTGATGAAAGCTGTGATGTTAGATGTGTAATTCAATGAGGCAAGCTGTGCGATCGCTGCGCGTATAGAATCTGCGTATGTAGGCGATCCGCCTGCTTCGATGGTTGTCAAAGTGAATCCGGATGCAAGATTAGTGACACCCGCCGGGTCAGTGGACGTAGCTGCTGCATCCAAAAGAACTGCTGCGTTAGCGTGCATCTCGATCTCGTAAATCATTTCGTTACGGATCAAAGACTCTAAACCAGGAACGTCATTGAGC